GAGGAGCAAATACAAACGTCGCAGTAACAAATGGCAACATAGTAGTTGTTGCAAGAAGCGGAAACGTGAACGTAGGAGTATCATAACATGGCAGATAGATATCCTCTCGTAGTAGATTCATCAAACCAGAACATCAAGGAACTACCTGATGGAGATAGCCTACTACTCGGAGACAGCGAAAAATTAAGACTCGGTGATGGGCAAGATTTAAACTTGTATCATGACGGAACAAATTCGTACTTAGAGAATAGTACGGGAGTGCTAAAAATAGCAACAGAAACAAGTGGAATTGCAGTAACGATTGGGCATACAACATCCGAAGTTACAATCGCCGACAATGCAACAATAACAGGTACATTATCCTTAGGAGGATCAGATGTACAAACTCAACTGGATGAAAAAGCAACAACAGGAAAAGCCATAGCGATGGCTTTAGTTTTTGGATAAAATAGGAGAAAATAAATGGCAAATCCAAATTTAGTAAATGTAACTTCGATATACGCAAATAGTATAAATGGAGCATTAGATACTACAGTCACAACTGATTTATTAACTTGTGCAAGTGATAAGGTAATAAAAATAAATAGTATTATTATTGCAAACATTGATGGCACAAATGCTGCTAATGTAACAATGGGAATAATCAAAAGTGGTGGATCAGTAGTATTGTTTGCTTCAACTATTTCCGTACCCGCTGATGCAACACTCGTTCTTATTGATAAGAACTCAAGCATCTATCTTGAAGAAGGAGATGTTTTAGAGGGTGGAGCAAGTGCTAACGGAGATTTAACATACACTATTAGTTATGAAGAACTAGACGACGCTTAAGGAGAAAATAAATGGCACATTTTGCAGAACTTAACTCAACTAATGAAGTATTGAGAGTAGTAGTAATATCGAATGATGATGTAGAAGCTAACGGTGGAGAATTATCTACTGAAGCAGAAACATTTGTATCTACAATAGTACCTTATTCAGAGAATGGTACTGCTTGGAAACAAACTTCATACAATCACAATTTTAGAAAACATTATGCAGGTATTGGAGATACTTATGATGCAAGTAAGGATAAATTTATTTCACCACAACCTTATCCATCTTGGTCATTAGATGCAAATGATGACTGGGTCGCACCCGTTACCTACCCATCAATTATAGAAATTGCTTCAACACCAGTCATAATCAATTGGGATGAAGATAATCAAAAATGGCTAGGAGAGACAGGTATTGGTGATCCAATAGTTATAACGAATTATGAATGGGATGCTATTAATCTGCAATGGAATGAGGTCTAATCATGGCTAATTTTAATGGCGGAATAGTTGGTGTTGATAATCCTCCAGTTGAACAACCTGAAGTTATTACAACTTTTAATGCCAGCGGTAATCTAACCACAGCACCTTATACAACCGAAGTTCAATATGTCATCGTTGCAGGAGGCGGAGGCGGCGATATTGGAGCAGGATCAGGTGGTGGCGGAGCAGGTGGTTATCGTTCGTCAGTGCCTGGTGAAAACTCAGGTGGCGGAGCATCAGCAGAGCCTTTAAGTCCAGTTACAGGAGGCTCAACTTATCCAATTGTTGTCGGAGCAGGCGGAGCAGGTAGGTTAAGTCCAAATGATCCAACAGGAACAGAGAATGGAAAGCAAGGCTCTGATTCAAGTTTTAATGGCATAGTTTCTACTGGTGGCGGTGGAGCAGGTTTTGTACCTAACCCAACATCCTCAAGAAATGGAGGATCAGGCGGTGGAGCTTCATATTCAAACGCAGGTGGTAGCGGAACAGCAGGGCAAGGCTACAATGGTGGTAGTGCTGCTTACAGTGGTGGTGACCTAAACGGAGGTGGTGGAGGTGGCGGTGCAGGTGCTGCTGGTGAAAGTAATCCAGGAAGTCCTTACCCAACTACCCCTTATCAAATAGGTGGTGATGGTGGTGATGGCGTAGCTTCTTCTATTACAGGAACTTCTATTTACCGAGCAGGTGGCGGCGGTGGTTGCGGAAGATTTGAAAATTCTAATGGCGTCGCATCTTCAGGAGGTCTAGGCGGTGGTGCACCGGGGTCAAATCCAGTTAGTACACCCAACCCAGGCGGAACTGCTAATACTGGTGGAGGCGGAGGTGGCGTGAGTGGTGTGCTACCTGCTAAACCACCAGCTGGTAATGGTGGTTCAGGTGTTGTTATTATTAAAGAACCAAATAAAGGATATAGAGTATCAGGAGTATGGGACATGAACGCCCTATACGATAACGTGAAAGCGGGGACATGGACAAATGCCTAGATTAATCGGAGCAGTACAAACAGTTACAACTCAAGCTCAACAAATCACTACGTTTAATTCTTCAGGAACATTTACTGCTCAACCTTTAACAAGTAATGCTTGGGTATTAGTTGTAGCTGGTGGTGGCGGTGGAGCTCGTCAAGGGTCAGGTGGTGGAGCAGGTGGATATATAGAAGTGCCTTCTCATCCTTTACCTTCAGGATCTTTTCCAATTACAGTAGGTGGAGGAGGAACAGGCGGACCAAATCCAGCATCACCCTTGTATCCAGGTGAAGGTAGCTACCCAGGTGCTTCTGGTTCTAATTCAATTTTAGGAGCAGCTGCTCCACTTTCAGCAACAGGCGGTGGTCACGGAGTCAGAGGTACTTCAGGGTTTCCTGCAACAGGTGGTTCAGGTGGTTCAGGTGGCGGAGGTTACCGAGGTGGATCAGGTGGAGCAGGAACTGCAGGTCAAGGCAACGCAGGTGGTTCAACTATTCCAGGAAAAACTGGCGGTGGTGGCGGAGCAGGTGAAGCAGGACAAAGTATATTATCACCCACCCCAATACAAGGGGGAACAGGTGGAGATGGACTAGCATCTTCTATTACTGGCTCATCTATTTACCGAGCAGGCGGCGGCGGAGGTGGTTGGGGACCAGGAGGATCTGGACCTTGGACATCCGCAGGTGGATTAGGCGGTGGCGGAGCAAGTGGAAGATATGGTACAGGTTCTCCACCCTCTGAGTCAATAGCAGAAAATGGTGGAGCAAACCTTGGAGGAGGAGGAGGTTCTACAGCAGATCCTGGTTCAGGCGGTGCTGGTGGTTCAGGTGTTGTTATTATTAATGAACCTGAAACCAAAGCAGCCTCAAGCATTTGGGATTTAAGATCAGTTTTCAGACAAGTAAAGTCTAATAACTGGACAAATTAACTTTAACCGAGATAAAAAATGAATTTAAAATGGTACTATTGGTATTTTCAATCTGCAATACCTGAAAGAATATGTGATGACATAGTTCGTTATGGTCAAGAGCAAAACAAAGAAATGGCTCTTACAGGCAGCGCTGATAAAGACAACCTAACAAAACTAGAACTTAAAAACATTCAAAAGAAACGAAAGTCTGATATTGTATGGATGAATGACAGGTGGATATACAAAGAAATACAACCCTACATCCATCAAGCAAATCATAACGCTGGGTGGAATTTTGAATGGGATTATAGCGAGTCTTGTCAATTTACCGAATACAAGAAAGGTCAGTTTTACGATTGGCATTGCGACTCTTACGAAGAACCTTACAATAATCCTGAAAATCAAAATGTGCATGGTAAGCAAAGAAAACTTAGTATGACTGTATCTTTAACTGATCCTGAAGAATATGAAGGAGGAGATTTAGAGTTTGATTTTAGAAACACAGACAAAGGTTCACAGCCAAGAATATGTGAAGAAATTAGAAAGAAAGGTAGCGTGATTATCTTTCCATCTTTTGTTTGGCATAGAGTCAAACCAGTAATAAAAGGAACACGACACTCCTTAGTGTGTTGGAATTTAGGATACCCATTTAGATGAGCTTTAAGAAAAATAAATACCAAATTATTAAAAACGCCATATCAATAGAGTTAGCAGACTTTTGTTATCAATACTTTTTAAATAAAAGAGCAGTAGCAAGACATATGTTTGATGATAGGTACATTTCACAATTTACTGAATACTTTGGAGTTTGGAACGATCAACAAATACCTGAAACTTATTCACATTACTCAGATATCGTAATGGAAACTTTATTACAAAAAGTGAAACCTATTATGGAAAAAGAATCAGGAGTAAAACTAACTGAAACTTATTCGTATGCAAGAATCTATAAAAAAGGTGATGAGTTAAAAAGACATAAAGATAGATACTCTTGCGAGATATCTACTACTATGCATTTAGGTGGAGATGAATGGTCAATCTTTTTAGAACCATCAGGTGAAGAAGGTAAAAAAGGCGTAGAAGTAAACTTAAAACCAGGCGATATGTTGATGTATCGTGGCTGTGAATTAGAACACTGGCGTGAACCATTTAAAGGTAAAGATTGTGGACAAGTGTTTTTGCACTACAACGATGCAAGTAATCCAAAAGCAAAACTTAATAAATTTGATGGCAGACCTATGATAGGATTGCCTGGATATTATAAGTCAAAAATTAATGATTGAAGTTTTTGACTGCCCTTACATAGCTAAAGTTAACAACAAAAAGTTTCAGCAAGATTTAATTAAATACACTAAAGAAACTAAATGTTGTGATGAGGAAGTATGTACACATCCAAAAATACAAAGTGATTTAAAAATAGATCAAGCCTTTACGGTTATTGATGATTCTATTCAAAACCTTTTTAAAACTTACTTAGGCACGGATAAGTTTGAGTTTACTAAAAAGAATGTATGGGGATACTACGCATCTAAGGGATCGGAATTAGCAAGTGTTGTTCATAACCATATATTTAAAAAAGAAAAAGGTTTACAGCTTTCTGCTGTAATGTATATTACGCCAACAAAATTAGGCACTAGCTTTGCAAATTTCAAAATAGAACCTGAAATAAACAAATGGTATCTTTGGCACTCAGGTTTATATCATCATCCTGAAGAGGGTGTAACACCTGAAGATAGAATTGTTTTAGCTTTAGCTACAGTCGTAATAAATAGATGCACATAAAGATTCCAAACTTCTTATCAACAGAAGAATGTAAGCTAATCGAAAAAGTTTTATTAGAGAAAGAACAAGAAATACTTGCCTTACCTATAACTACAGATATGTATACAGGAACAACCGCAAGGTATTCTTCATATAATTTTTTAAATTACATACCTGAAATTGATATAACAAAAAAGTTTTTTGACTTACCAATTATGCAAGATGAAGATGAATTTTGGATTCAATGTTGGGTTAATATTCTGAATAAAGGCGAAGGAATACCTATGCACAATCATGGTCATCCTGAAAATATATTTTATGCTTGTAACATTTTTATCTCAGGACCTGATAATTGTTTTACTTTTTATGATGATGTAGGTCATATTCCTAATAATGTAGGGGAGTTGCATTTAATTGATTGCCACCTTTGGCATGGAGTAAAAGAAAACATAAAGGATGAACCAAGACTGTCTGTTGCTTGCGATATACATTTTAGTGATCCTAAGCATTTTGAAAACTATGAACAAAGAATTGTTCATGCTAAAAGACAATAAAAAAGGGGCTTAAAGCCCCTTTCGTTATTCTGAATCTTCTTCCGAAGGTTTTTCAACTTCTTGTTTCAATCGAGAAGTAAATCCCTCTTGAGC